CGAAGCGCTCCGAGCGGCTCGCCGAACTCGACCCGAAGCTGGAGTGGGCGCCCAACATCTGGATGGGCGTGAGCGTCGAGAGCGACAAGTATCGCTCGCGCATCGATGACCTCCGCGGGACGCGGGCAGCGATCAAGTTCCTGTCGATCGAGCCGCTCCTCGGTCCGCTGCGGCACCTCGACCTGCACGGCATACACTGGGTCATCGTGGGCGGCGAATCTGGCCCAAGAGCCAGGCCGATGGACCCAGCATGGGCCATGGACATCCGCGATCAGTGCAAGCGAGCCAATGTGCCCTTCTTCTTCAAGCAATGGGGCGGAAAGAACAAGAAGAAGGCCGGCCGCATGCTCGATGGAAGAACATACGACGCGCTGCCAACGGTGCCTGGCCTCGCCATGGATGTGGTGAGCTGACGCGGCAACGTGCCGGGGACCGTGCCTGGCACGTGCGGCACGTTCCTCATGGGCGTGCCTACGCTGGATCGCGCCGCGAGCGCATCGCCGATCCCATCGGGCGTCCAGTCGCGCCGCGAGGGGATGTCGACGCACTCAGTCCACCAGGCGGCAGGTGGACTGGGCGCCTGGAATCCACCGGAGTCCACCGGACCGTCATGACGCCCCCCCCACGCGTATGTAGTGACGCGCGCGGACGTGACCAGCGACTGTCTCCGTGCGGACATCGATTGCCTCGCCGAGCTCGATGACGGCAGCGCGCACACGGGCACCGCGGGTGTCCGCGTGCCCGGAGCGGGAGCCCGCACAGCGCGCGGCTGCGCGACGTACGGCAGCTCGTCGTCGCCCCACTCGATGGGCGGCGGCTCCTCGGGCGGCTCCATCACGTCGGCGCGGGCCTGCTCGGCGAGAACGTCGTCGGTCCAGGCGACGGCGGTCATCCGGCGGCCTACCGTCGCGCGCTCGTAGGCGTGGCAGGACCTAGTACGAGAGCACGTGTCGAGTTATGCTCGGTTGCGTAGCGGTGGTGTGATGTGCGATGAGGCTGAATTCACCAGGCTAGCAGCCGACGGAAACGAGTGTCCGCGAAACCTATGGTCGAGTCCGATGGTGTGGCACCACGGCGATGGCTTATCTAGGCTGATGGCCGCACTCGCGGAGCTGCACATGGTGGCCATGCCAGTGTGTGCATGGCGCCGAGGCGCAACTCGAGGGCGATCCGGTTCCCGATGAGTTCCCCCCCATACCCCCCGGGAACTTGGAACTTTGGGAACTTTGACCCATCACCGCACTCACCCAACGCTAGCGTCGGAGCCAGCGCGCGCCAGCCGGTAGTGAACAAGGCCAACGCGATCATCTCGGCAACGACGGCCAGCAAAGAGCTGCTGGCCTCGTCGGGGCTCGTCAACGCGATCACGACGGCGGCAGGCAGCATCGATGGCGTCGCCGAGATCCGCGTCCTGCATCGCGAGCACGATGACCGTGCGACCAGGTTCTTCGTGATGCTTCGAACGTCCTCGGTCGCGGTGATCGATCGCGTCGTCGCGGCGATGCAGCAGATCGAAGAAGCGTTCGGTCTCGTCGACTACGCCACGGTTCCGAACGAGCGCGCCTCGCTCGTGCCAGTCCAAGCGAATCGCGTCCTCTAACGAGGCAGCCATCGCGGCGTCGAGCAGGCCTCTCAACAACCAGTCACGGACGATCACACCCAGCGACGTCGCGGGGTGAACGGAGAACAACACCATGGCCACCATCACAGGAACCATCGACGGCATCACCCTTCTCGCGGCAAGCTCCACCGGAGTCGGCGCGCGCAAGACCTATCTCGTCACGGCCAGCTTCGGCGCGTACACCGGAGCGACCGACGACGCGAAGCTCGCCGGCGTCGGCGCGGCGATCGCCTCGTTCGTCCGCAACGGCAAGACGAATTCGCTCGTCGGCGCCCTCCCGCATCAGGGCGGACTCGACACGAACGCACAGGCCGTGTACTTCAGCGGCGCGAGCGTCAAGGCGCTTTCGGTGTCGGGCGACGATCTCACAGGCAACCTGACGAACGCGGCCGGAACGGAGCTCTCGTCGAGCACGGCCAGCAGCGGCGTCGGCATCATCGTCACGGTCGACGAATCGTAGCGACGCCATCGCGCGACGCATGCCTCCGCGTCGTGCGCGATCTGACGCCTCCTTCTCAGGCTTTCTCCGGGACGCGACGCCGGCGGTCAACAGGGCGATACGGAGCACACCATGGATCTCTCGCGCATCCTTCCAGGCACCATTCTCGGCACCGTTGTCGAGCAGGCGCCCATCGTGACGCAAGCCGACGGCGGCAGTATCACCGTAGACGCCGCAACTGGCAAACCCGTCGGCTCCGGCGGCGCTGGTGGCGGACCTCCGGCGCCAGTGACGACGCCGCGGGACGTGGATGCGGAGCCGAAACCATCGTGGCTCGACAGCCGACTGGAGAGGGAACGCAAGAGCGTCCGCGAGAGCGTCCTCAAGGAGCTCGGCATCGACAGCATCGATGCAGCGAAGCAGGCGATCGCCGAGGCGCGCGCGAAGGCGGAGGCGGAAAAAAGCGCCGAGGAGAAGCGCATCGAAGCCGAGCGCAATCTCGCCGAGGCGCGCAAGCGCGAGGAGGCGCTGCTCAGGAGCGTCACAGCGCACGCCGAGGCCGAAATGAAAAAGCTCAGCGAGGCGCAGCAGGCGGCCGTAAAAGCCGTCGCCGGCGACGACCCAGCGAAGCAACTCGAAACCATCGCGGCCCTCGCTCCGACGTGGGCCGTGAACGTCTCGGCGCCGGCGAGGGTTCCGGACACGGCGCCTGCGCCGAACGCACCGGCGCCGAGCTCGACGCCGACGATCAACCACCGCGCAACGTACCTCGAGCTCAAGAAGACCAACCCCATTCTCGCTGCTCGCTACGCCGCGAATCACCCCGAGGCGTACGAGGACGAGAGATCGTAACCACGTAGCCCTCGGACACTCCCGCGGGCAGTGACCAAGGAAAAAACAACATGGCCAACATCGGACGTCTCTCTCTGCCCGCGCAGTTCTACGACCGCACCTCCGACATGCTGCTGTTGCAGCCGGAGCCGCAGTACGCGCTCGCGGCTCTGTTCCTCGACGCGCTCGGTGTCACGATGTCCATCCCGAGTGGGATGGGACTCAACGGCCGCGAGGTCATGGGCGTCGGCGCGCAGTACGCGAGCGTCGACTCGGACAGGCTGAAGCTCGCTCAGGCGCTGCCGCGTGAGCTGTTCGCGCTCACTGTCGATTTCAACGCGGCGCCCGGCAACACGATCCGCATCAACCGCCCCGCGTACAAAAACAGCGTCTACACGGAGCAGAGCCGGCGGATCCCCATCGGGTCCACGATCTCGACGACCGGCATCGCGATCTCCAGCGAGCAGACCAACCTCACGCTCTACCGCTACGGCGGACCGTGCGACGACACGGGAGTCGTGAAGCCGTACGCCATCGAGGCGTTCGACGCGAACATGGGCGTCCACCGGATGACCGCCATCGTCGGAAACAACCTCGCGCGCGACTACTGGCGCTTCATCGAGTCGGTTCTCGTCGCGCACGGCGATCGCGGCGCCGTGCTGTACGTCGACGGCATGAACAGCGACAACGACGCGACGACGGTCGACTCGTTCCCGTTCTCGCTGGAGCTCGTGTCGCGATGCGAGCAGGACATGGACGACTCGAACCTGCCGACGCTGCCAGATGGGAGCCGCGTGCTTCTCCTCTCGCCGAAGCAATGGAAGCAGCTCAAGCACGATCCGGAGTACGAGGCGCAGGCCGCTTACCACCGGGAGTTCGCGCTCCTGTTCCCGAACTACGTCGGCAGCGTCGGCAAGTTCCATCTGTTCAAGAGCACGATGTTGTCGAAGCCTGCCAACAGCTCGTCGGTGCCCGTGCATCGCGCCATCGCGCTCGCGCCCGGATATTTCATGGGCGGCATGGGTCGCAGGCCGCGCGTGTCGTCGGCAACGGACGACAACTACGGCGAGACGGCGAAGGTCATCTGGCTCGCCGATCACGCATTCGAGGTCGCCGACGTGCGTTTCGGTCGCTCGCTGCGCAGTGCCTGATCGCTCGCGACAGCGTCACCTCTCCTAGGCTGCAAAGAGCGCCCGCGCGAGATCGCTCGGGCTTGCGAAAGGCGGATTCATGGCACTCCAGTACAACATTCTCCCTTCGAGCGGGAACGCGAACGGACTCGCGGCCGGCTCGGTCATCGCAGGCAACGCGATCATGCTCGGCGACGGATCGCGCATCAAGCGCACGTTCCTGTCCGCGCTGATCACGGTGCTCGCCGAGACGAACACGCTGACCTTCTCCTTCAAGTGGCAGGTCTCGAACGACGGCTCAACATGGGTCGACGTCGCGAACGGGACGCAGAACGCCGGAGCGGTCGCCATCGCAACAGGCACCAGCGGAGCCGACACGGCCGTATCCAAGGTCTTCCCGTTCCCTGACAACTGCCTCGGATGGAAGTTCGCGCGCTGGGCACTCGTCACGGGCGGCGCGACTGGCACGAGCTCGGACACGTACGCGGGCGGCTACTGCTGCCGCTCGGCGAAGTTCAGGTCGGCAGACTGACGAGACGCGCTGCGCGCCTTGTTGCTGTCGAGCGACGATGGCAGCAAGGCCGCGCAGCGGCAGAACGGTGGCGATCCAATGGCGCTCTTGGACTCCGAGATCCAGCGGATCAAGTACGAGCTCGGCTACAACGTCCTGTCCGTTGGCGCGGAGCCGTACATCGGCATCGCCGCGATCTTCGATCAGGTCATCAAGCCATACACGCTCTCGGGAGCGATCACGTCGAGCTCGACGACCGTCACCGCGTCGGACACGCCGACGCCGGTAACCATAACGCTCGCGAGCGGGACGGGCTTCTCTACGCTCTGTCGCGTCGTCATCGACGTGGACGATCGCGAGGAGATCGTCACCGCGCAGAACGTGTCCGGCAACTCGCTCACGGTGCTCCTGCAGAAGGCGCACTCGGGCACCTACCCGGTCACGGTCGAGGGCGGCGAGAGCATCATCCGCGAGATCCTGCGGCATCTACGGAAGATCGCAGCGACCGACGGCGGCCTGGATAGCGCCGTCGACGCCGCAGGCATCAAGGAGCTCGTCGGGGACGTCGTGTTTTTCGGCGCGAACGGCGAGCAGTCACGATTCCGCACGCTCCGGCAGGCCCGCGAGTACTGGCGCGGCGAGCTCGCGCGCGCTCTCGGGCTAGAGTACGTGTCCGGCGCGGATGCAGGCGTCGAGATCGGGCTCGCGTGAGCGATGGCGGATCTACGCAGAGCTCTTCTGCCCGTCGTCGAGCGAGCGCGCGCGATCCCAGGTGCGCTAGGGCTTCGTCGCTACCGCGTCTGGGTGCGGATCGTCGAGTGGTCTGGCGACCGCGTTGGTGTTGGGTCCAGTTCCTACGCCGACACGGAGCTATTGGTCGGCGGCTCGGGGCCGAAGGTCAAGCAGGTCCAGTCGCGCGACGTCGTCGCGTCAGGTGGCGAGCTATCGGACGTGATGTTCGACATCGGACCGCTCACTCCGGAGTTCGCTGGCGGCGGCATCGATCCCAGCGTCTTCAACCCACCGAAGGGCAGCCGACCGATGGAGATCTACTTCCGCGTCGTGGGTCCTGGCGTCGCGGCGTGGTGCCAGCGCGTGAGCGACAGCACCGATCGCAACTTCCGCTACACGCTGCGCGTGAAGCAGCTCGGCGTCGCGCTGGAGAGCCCGCCAGAAGAGCAATGAGCGGCTTCGACGAAGGCGCCTTCCGCGCGCGCATGACGGAGCTTCGCGCAGCCATCGTCAACGGCGTCTACCGTGCCGTGCGAGACGCGGTCGAGGAGGGCGTGCGCCATGCGAAGAGCACCAAGCTCTTCGGCGATCGCACTGGTGCTACGCGCGAGAGCATCGGCGGCACGGCGTTCATGGAGGCCGGCGAGTTTCACGCGGCAGGCGCTGCGCGATTCCTCGAGTGGGGGACGCCGCCGCATCTCATCGAGGCGCATTCCGCGCGCGCGCTCAAGTTCGAGGTCGCAGGCGAAACGCTCTTCCGGCGACTCGTGCACCATCCAGGCACCGCACCGCGCCCATTCATGACGGAGGCGCGTGACCACGCCGAGAAGGTCCTCGACTACGGCCTCGCCTACTACATCGGCTTCGCCATCGACAGGTTCAACCAGGGATGATCGATGGCCGACTATGACTCGTACAGGTACGGCGGCGTCACGTTCCCGCTGTTGCCCGTAGCTGGCGCATCGACGCTGAAGATTGCCGATCCGTCGCTCTATCGCGCGATCGACTTCCTCGCATCGCAGATCACGCGCCACCTTGGAGCGCTGCTAGTCTCCGTCGCATCGACGGCCGGCATCGACATGACGAGCGCTGTGGGGACCGCGGTGCCGATGGATCCTGGCCCATTCCTCACGCAGGTCCAGTACAGCTTTCCGCTGCTCGCGTTGTGGCGACGCAGATCGAAGCTCACGAACCGCACGGTCGTCTGGCGAGAGAAGCAGGTCGAGCTCGGCGTGAGCTTCATCCTGAAGCCGATGGGCGGCGCGCAGGCCGAGCAGTTTCTTCCAGTGCTCGCTGCCGTCGAGTCGCTGTTGGATGCGAGCCTCGAATCGGGGGCAGATCCGAACTACACCCCCGATGGGTCGACCGCAGGCGCCAGCGTGTGGCAACTCGCAGGTCTGTCCGACGTGTCGCTCCAGGAGGGGAGTTTCGGCGCGTACCCGGACGGCAAGGGCTTCGTGATGCCGGCATGGCTGGGGAAGATTCAGCTCGTAGAGCGCTCGCAGCCAGTCAGCGGCATGTTCCAGATCTTCGACGGCGTCGACGGCAAGGTAGATCTCGCCGTTGACCCAGCCGAGGGAACGACCGTCTTCGACGTCGCCGATTTCGAGACGCATCGAGCGCCGACCGTCAGCAGCATCGCGCCGTCAAGCGGCACGACGGCCGGAGGCACGAACGTCACGATCACAGGCACCGGCTTCAAGCAGGTGGATGACGTCAAGGTGTACATCGGCGGCATCTCGGCTGGCGAGATGCTCTCGAACATCGTTGTGGTGAGCGCGACGCAGATCACCGCGACCACGCGCGCGCATGCGCCTGGGACGTTCGACGTCATCGTGGTCAACCCCGACGGGCAGACGGGCCGCCTGAAGAGCGGCTTCACATTCACGTGATCTTGAGCGGGCTTCGCCCGCGAGGAGACATTTCGCATGGTCGACAAGCTTCGCGTGCTCTCGCGTGAGGGCGCGATGGTTCCAGATTTCGACCGCCATATGCATGGCCGCAAGGCGTTCATCGGATGGCGGCACGACCCGACGCTCGGACGCAAGTTCCTCGACCTCACCGTCTCTCCGCCGGTGGAGAGGCAGCAGGGCGGATGGGTGCAGGTCTCCGAGGTCGTCGAGATCGTGCGCGAAGCTTCGCTCGACCCGAGCGACTACGACCGGCTCGCGCCTGGCACCGTGATCGCGTCGAACGATGCGTGGACGTGCTACCGCAGGGCCGTAGCAGAAGGCGATCTGTTCGCCGCGGATCAAGCGACGCTCGACGCATGCAAGGGCGCGGCGCTCGATCCGACGAAGGCTGGTCTGGCGCAGCTCGCGCCAAGTGCGAGCGGAAAGAAGTCCGGCTCGGCGCCGGTGAAGGAGTAACGCGATGCCCGCAGCCATCGTACTCACAGGAATCAGCGCGAACGATCCGACGCCTGGCTCGTTCGAGGAGGTCAACTACGCGCAGGGCGCGGCCGGCGGCGACAACATCGCCTATCCCGTCCTCATCCTCGCGAACAAGACCTCGGCCGGATCGGCGACCGCTGACACCGTCATCTACGGACCGGACACGCAGGTTCCGATCGTCACCGAGAGCGACATCATCAACCTCGCCGGCACTGGCAGCGAGGCCCATCGCATGTGGCTTCGGTTCACGAGGGTGAACAAGGTCTCCGCGCTGTACTTCGTGTTCGTCGCGGAGAGCACCGGCACCGCGGCGTCGCTCACGCTCACGGTCACAGGCGCGGCGACCGCGAACGGCACGATCCGCGTGTGGGTCGTGGACGAGTTCGTCGACGTCTCCGTCTCGACAGGTGACAGCGCAGCGACGATCGCAACCAACATCGCGGCGGCGATCAACACCCAGACGCGATGGCCTGTCACGGCGGCGCAATCGACCAACACCGTGGTCATCACCGCGAGGCAGAAAGGCCCGCGTGGCAACTTCATCGACGTGCAGACGCAGGTGATCGGATCCATCACCACCACGGTGTCGGCGTCGACCAAGACGCCATTGTCCGGCGGCGCCACGGCGGACTCCAACGCGAACGCGCTCGCCACGATCCTTTCGAGGCGGTTCTTCTATATCGTCTCGGCCGCGGAGGATGCGACGCAGGCAGGCGCGCTGCTCTCGCAGATCAACTCGCAGGCGCTGCCGACGTCGGGCAAGCGTCAGCACATGTTCGTCGGGAGCAAGGACACGCTCGCCAACGCGATCACGCGCGCCACCGGTCTGAATGGCGCGCGCGCTGCGCTCATCTGGCAGCAGGCGTCCGACTGGACGCCAGCAGAGCTCGCCGCGCACGTCGCAGGCGTCGTCGCGCTGAAGGAAGCGGAGCAACTCCCGCGGCCGCTGCACAACTTCTCCGGCTTCGGGAACGACGCCGTCACGAGCGCAAGCTGGTTCGTGCCGGCTCCGCGCACCGGCGCAGGCCCCACGCAGGTCGAAATCAAGTCGGCGCTCAACAACGGCATCAGCCCGATCGCGCCCAACCAGAACGGGACGAGCTACCTCGTCAAGCTCTGCACGACGCGCAGCCTGAACGGCTCCACCGCGGACTACCGCGTCCGCGACTGGCATCGGGCCACGATCCCCGACTTCTACGCGGATGCGTTGCATGCGCGCACGATCCTCCAGTTCTCCGGAAAGGACCTCGCCGACGATCCGCCGCGTGGCGCGCCGCCGCCGCCTGCGAACGTCGTCACGCCGTCTCGCTTCAGAGCCATGGTCATCGGGCTCATCAACGACTTCGCTAGCAACGCGCAGCTCAAGAACGTCGAGCAGATCAAGAACGACTTGATCGTCCAGCGCGAGGCGTCGCCGACGAACCGAATCTCCACGCGCACGCCGCTTCAGTGCATCGACATCGCGGACCAGTTCACCCACGCAATCGATCAGGTCGCGTAAGGAGCGCAACGAGACATGTCGAACCTCCAGCAGTACACCGACTTGCAAACGACCGTCGACGGCGCGCTCCTCTCAGAGCAGAACCAGGTCCAGATCCGATGGATCTCCGGCAACCACATCGTCGACACGACGCCGAAGGGCTTCGCTGGGCTTTCGCCCGGATCGGCACGCATCGAGATCCACGTCACGAACGCATGGCCTGCCGCAGGACTCGAGTACAACCCGATTCAGCGGATCAGGACGATGCAAGAGGTCGAGCTCTCAGTGCAGGATCGATCCGGCAGGTCGCTCACCACGCGCGGGTACTTCACGGAGGCCGACGGAGGACACTCGACGAATCAGGCGAGCTCGTTCTCGTTCTCGTTCGTCGGCACATGGGCGGACTGGGAGTAAGTCGCGCGCGCGGCCCGTCGCCTATCTGACCTTCTGGGCCATCTCGGGGCCGCTACTCCTCCCAGCGGGACCCTGAGATGGCCCGTTTCTTTTTGCGGACGTGACACATGGCTGGCCCTCCTGAGCACATCGAGCCTGATGATCTGTGGCGGCAGATCACGACCATGCCGCGGCCTGGGCGCACGGTCCCGTTCCCGCGCAAAAACCCGGAGACCGGAGAGCCGGTCGGCGATGTGCACATCTGGGTGCTCACGCAGCGCGAGCAGATGGAGTGCGCGGCGGCGGCCGAGACATGCGCACGCGAACGGCTGAAGACGGCGCCGAAGGGCTCGGAGACGTCGCGCGGCTACATCGACATCTACGAAAACGAGGCCAGCTGCCAGGTCCTCTACCGAGCTTGCCGACGCGCTAAAAATCACAATATCCCGTTTTTCCCGAGCATCGAGGCCGTCCGCGGACTCCTCGGCGACGAGGTCGGCGTGCTCGTCTCCAGCTACCTCACGATCAAGAGCGAGCTCGGGCCGATCGTCGACGAGATGAGCGAGGAGGAGGTGGATGCTTGGTGCCGCAGGCTCGCCGAAGGAGGGAGCCGCACCCCTTTAGATTTGCACTCCTTGGACGCGCTGAAGACCCTTGCGATTTCTTTGGCGCGACGCCTCTATCCCTTCTTGACGGGCACTGGCTCGCCTGGCTCGCCGCACGAAAGCGATACATCGCAAGCCTCCCCAGACCAACCTTCGACGACCCAAGGATCCGCTGAGTGACGACGCCCATCGTCATCCCGCTGCGCGCCGATGGCGTCCGCGACGTCATGCGCGCGCTCCAGTCGGTCGAGGAGGCGACGCTGCGCCACGAGCGCGCCATCGCGCGCGAGCAGCAACGCGCAGCGCGTGAGCGCCAGCGCGCCCTCGATCGAGAGGCGCGCGAGAAGGTGCGCGCGATGCGGTTCGCAGACCGCGAGGTCGAACGCGCGAACAGGCAAGCCGTCCGCGAAGTGGAGCGGGCAGAGCGCGAGAAGACGAGAGCGGCCGAGCGCGAAGCGCGAGAGCGCGTGCGCGTGATGCAGGCGGCAGATCGCGACGTCGCCAGGGCGCGCGAGCAAGCGCTGCGGCAGATGATGCGCGAGGAGGAGCGCGCAAACCGCGAGGCGATGCGCTGGGTGAGGCAGCGGGAGGCCGAACAGCGCCGCCTCGACGAGCGCCTGGTCAATAGGCGCGTCGCGTTCGCGCAGGGCGTCGTCGGATCCGCGGCGGCAGGGTTCGCGTCGGGGGCGAATCGCGTGGTCGGCCTGGCCGGCGGCATGGTCAACGCTGCCATCGGCCTCGGCGGCGGCTTCTCTCTTCCGGACGTCCTCCGAGATCGCGCGGAACTCGAGCGCAGCGCAGCGCAGCTCGCAAACTCGTCGTTCATCCCGCCGTCGGTCAACGCGGATGGGACCGTCAATCCTGGTGTCGCCAGGCCCGACAAGGCGGCGATCATCGCGCGCGCTCGCGCGGTGCAAGCTGCGACCAACATCGACGCCGCGGAGCTCATCGCAGGCACGAAGGCGTATGTCGCGAAGGCTTCCGATTTCGCCGGCGGAATGGCGAATATGGAGTTTTTCGCGAAACTCGCGAAGGCCTCGGGCACCGACTTCCAGGACGTGATGAAGACGGCCGGCATCCTCCGCGTCCAGAACAAGGACCTCGGAGCGGAGGCGATGAAGTCGATGATGCTCAACATCGTCGCCCAGGGAAAACAGGGCGCCGTCGAGTTCGAGGATTTGGCGACCGTCGCAGGCAAGGTCACGCGGTCGAGCGCCGCGTACGCACTAGATCAGGCCGAGGCGCAGTCGAAGCTTCTCGCGCTCGCGCAGGTGGCCATCCGCACATCTGGCTCGCCAGAAGAAGCCGCAACGGTGCTCTCGAACCTCTCGCAGGACGCGCTCAAACACCGCGGCAGAATGCCGGCAGGCGTGTTCGACGCGCGCGGCAAGATCCTCGATCCAGCCAAGATGATCACCACCGTGTTCGAGGCATCTGGCGGCAACATGGGCACCATCCAGGACATGGGCTTCGGCTCCAGGTCGATGAAGATGTTCCAGGCGCTCTCGCCGATCTTCGAGGAGGCGTACAAGAGCACGAAAGGCAGCGAGCAGGAGCGGCGCAAAGCCGGCGCGAAAGCGGTCGCTGCCGAGATGGAGCATCTCGCTGGCGCGAGGTACTCGGAGCAGTTGCTCAACGAGGATTTCCGGAACGTCATGGACACCGCGGCCGAGAAGGCCGACGCCGCCATGAAGCAGTTCAAGGACACGCTCGCGACCGAGCTGCTGCCCGAGTTCGTCAGGCTGATCCCGGTGCTGAAGGAGGTCACGCCGGCGTTCATGAGCGTGATGAAGAACGGCGTCCCCGCGTTTGCGCAGCTCATCGAGAGCGTCGCGAAGTTCGTCCGCGAGAACGAGGGCCTGATCAAGAGCATCTCCGCTCACCCAATCGGCGCGATCATCGCGGCAGAGGTCGTTGGATCGATCGCGAAGGCCGGCATCGGCGGCGGCGTGAGAGCTGTGATCGAGGCCGCCATTCGCGGAGGCGCAGGCGCAGGCGGCGGCGGCGGCGTTGGTGGCGCAGGCGCATTCGGCGCAGCAGGCACCGCAGGAGCCGCAGGGCTTCTCGCCGGCGCGGCGACCGCTGCATACCTGGGTCCAGTCGCAGAGGCCGCGGTCACTGGCAACGCGCAGGGCTCCGACCGATCGGCATCGATGTTCATCGAGATCGGCAACATCCGATCGGCGCTCGGCTCAGGCCACATCACGAAAGATGAAGCGACGCGGCGGATGGCGAAGCTCCAGCAGGAGCTCGACGCCGCGAAAGCTCACTCAGGGCGAGGGGAGCAGGCGTTCGCACTCAAGACGCTCGGCATCAACACCATAAGGTCCGTCGTCACCGGCGAACGAAACGAGTCGCTCCACACGATCCGCGAGGTCGAAAAGAACCGGCAGCTGCTCGAACAGGAACAGCAACTCACGGCAGCGCTCAGGGAGCTCGCGACGGCGATCCAGTCGAAGAAGTCCGACCAAACGCCAGATCGGCTAGCACCCATGTCGAGCCCGAGCCGCGGCGGCCCAGTGACGAAGTAGCCCATGGCATCGACACCCGGCGCAGACATCCTCCGGCAGCTGCTCGATCTGCGCTGGCGGAACGTATCGGTGCCATACACGACGATGACCATGGAGTTCCGCCATGACCTCGTCGAGCACAAAACTCCGGACCAGGACGGGGCGCACGTCGAGGCGACGGGTCGAGCGCCGATCCAGTTCACGGCGCAGCTCCCGTTTTTGAACAACATCAAGGCCGCGCCGAACGAGCAATGGGGAGGCCACGTCCTCTATCCAGATGTTTTTCGCGATTTCGAGCGCGCGATGGAGGACAAGAGCAGCGGCGAGCTCCAGCACCCGGAGTTCGGCATCATCCTCTGCAGGCCGGTGCATTTCAAAATGAGCCTCGCGCCGGCTCCGCGCGATGGATGCTGGGTCGAGGCATCCTGGATCGAAACCCTGTCGCCGACGGAGCAGAAGGCCGACACCACGAAGCCGTCTCCAGTGACGGGTGCCATCGCGCACGCGCTGGAGCTCGACGAGCAGCTCGCGAAGCCGAGCGTACCGCTACCGAAGCGCGACGAGTTCAAGCCGACGTTCGAGGACGACATCAGAGCTCTCCAGGCGGTGACGGATCGCATCTCCGTCATGCAGCGGAAGTACGTAGGCAAGATCGACCAGATCGCCTATCGCCTCCGCGCGCTCAGCGAGTCGATCGATCGCGCAAGCACCCCGCTGTCCCATCCGCTGCGCCAGTCGGCAGAGCGGATGCAGACATCGCTCGTCGCGCTGAAGGACAGCCTGCTTCGCGATGGTCGAAAGGTTCGCTACTACATCGTTCGGCAGGAGATGACGCTCGCGGCGATCGCGCTCGTGCTCCACAAGAGCGTCGGCGAGTTGCTCGATCTGAATCCAGAACTGGCGCGGAAGCCCACGGTACCGGAACTCACGGTGGTCAAGTACTACAGGACGTCGTGAGGCACCATGCCGATCATTGCGTCTACGGATGACGAGGTCGCGCTAGAGCTTGTCGATAGCGGAGAACGCATCGCGCACTGGGCCGCATACTCGTTCAACACGCACTTTCTGACGCCGACCGACGGATTCCACTTCGAGGTCGGACTGCACGATCTGACGCCGGCGGAGAGAAAGGCGCTTGCGCCAGGCGCTCGCGTGCGGCTCGTCGTGAACGGCCATGTCCACGCCACGGGCAGCATCTACGACGTGCGGTACACGCACAGCCGGCAGGGCGGCCGCGTCCTGCACGTCGAGGGCAAGGACAAGCTCGCGCCGTTCGTAGACGGCAACATCGATCCGCGCATGCGGTTTTCGGCTGGGCAGTCGCTCGCCGACGTCGTGACGAAGATTGCCGGGCAGTTCGGTTGGACGGCAGATCAAATCGTCTGGGACAACGAGGCGAACCGTCGTGTGCTCGCTGGCAAGCGAGGCACACGCACGACGGCGAAGGGCCGAGTCTCCAAGGACGTCAGGATCCACCAACTGCAGCCATACCCAGGCGAGGGCGCGTTCGCGTTCGCGTCGCGACTCACACAGCGGCACGGGCTCTGGATCTGGGCATCTGCCGACGGCGAGCAGCTCATCATCAGCGCGCCATCGTTCGATCAGGATCCTATCTTCGCGATCGACGCGAGCGAAGAGGCGCGCGCGGAAGGCTTCTCTTCGCAGCTCCACCTTTCGCTCACCGATCAGCCAGCCGTCATCCTAGCGGACGGATTCTCCGGCGGCGGCTCCTACGGCAAGAGCCGCATCAAGGCGCACATCGTCAATCCGCTCGTCGGACTCGACGAAGACGGATTCGTGCTCGACGGAGTGAGCAAGCTGCTCCTCAATCATCAGGAGTCGCGGCAGATCACCATCACGAGGCCCGCGTCGGCGCTGATGCGCATCCCAGCGCGAACACCGGTGCCGATGTTCCTGCACGACGACGAATCGCACACGCCGGATCAGCTCGAAAACTTCCTGCGGCGCGAGCTATCGCTGCGGATGCGCAAGGCGGTCGTCTACACGTGCACGGTGCGCGGGCACTCCAACAGCGGCGCGCCGTGGTGCGTGGATGCCATCTGCTCGGTGAACGACGCCGGCGTCGGCCCTAGCGGCCTGCACGAGCCCATGTACATCCTCAGCCGGACGTTCCGAAAGAGCCGCACGGGCGGGACGACGACGGACCTAGAAATGATCCTACCTGGCTCGCTGGTGTTCTGATGAGTGGAGGCAGCGGCGACAACAGCATCGAGATCGGGCTGGACATCCTCAACACGATCCGCGACGAGGTGACCAAGCAGATCCTCGCACAACTCGGGCACGTGCAGAGCGGAACGAGCGACGCGGACAAGGTCGAGGTGTGGCAGCACGTCGGGTTCGTCTCGCGGCCGGCGAAGCCGGAGGCAGGCAAACAAGCCGCGCAGGCGGTAAGCGTCCGCATGGGAAACCACGACGCCACCATCGCGGAGCGCGACCAGCGCGGCATCGAGCTCGCTGGCGCGATGGAACACGGCGAGACGTGCATCTATGCGCCAGGCGAGGACGGCAAGGCGCAGGGGCGGATCTTGCTCAAGCGCAACGGCAACGTCGCGATCATCACGACGCAGGGCAACACGCCGAGCGGCACGTCGATCACGGTGCAGGTGAACACCGACGGGCAGATCCACATGACTAGCCCGCTTGGTGGCATCTCGATCACGAGCGACAAGATCACCATCCTGTCCAGCACTGGCGCAGGGGCGGAGTTCTCGTCGAGCGGGATCACGCTCATCGGCACCGGTGTCAACGTCAACGGTGGCTCCGTCGTGCTGGGCGCAGGCGCGGCAACCGGCGTGTGCACGCAGACCTCGCTCATCTGGACATTGCTCAGCGCGCTGCTCAGCGCGATCGTTAGCGACTTGCCGGTGAAGACGGCTAGCCCGGCAGCGCTCACGGCGTTCACGTCGGCGCTCACGGCGCCGTCTAGCTTCTCCATGTCGGTCAAGGCCGCGGGGTAAAGTGAGCGCCTGCAACTTCCCGAGCATCTCGCTACCGCCGATCGGCATCTCGATCCCTCTCCCGAGTCTGCCGTCACTGCCGACGCTCGGCATTCAGATCCCATCCATCCCAGGACTGGATCTCAATCTGCCGAGTCTCTCGCGACCGCCGATCAGCATCTCGATCCCGTTGCCGTCGCTTCCGAGTTTGCCGACACTCGGTATCCAGATCCCGTCCATTCCAGGACTCGACCTAAACCTGCCGAGTCTATCGCTACCTCCGATCAGCATCTCGATTCCGCTGCCGAGCCTACCGTCACTGCCATCGCTCGGGCTGCCGACACCATTCTGTCCTCTCGATTGACATGAGCACCAACGGCTTCGGCTCTGCACCGTACGGCACCGGCCCATACGGCATTGGGACACCGTTCGCCGTGCCGTCGTCCGCCGGCAGGGTGCTGGAGGACGAGACCGGAAGGCAGCTCAGCGGGCGTCGGATCAACCCGCTGACGCGCCAGTACGACTACGCGAGCAACGGTCGCGCGATCGGACAGACGACGGTCTATCAGATGGTGCAGCTCGCATGCAGGACGGACGAGTCGTCGTCGGCAGCGATCGACCTCGGCCATCGGCTCAGGTCCATCCGCGACGTCGGCGACAACTTCGAGCGCCAGGTGGAGGCCGTCTACCGCCACGCGCTCGCGCAGCTCGTCGCAGACGGGCTGATTGAGTTCATGGGCACGAAGGTCGAGCGAGATCCGAACTTCCCGAACCGAACCAAGGTCCGCGTTCGATTCCGCGACCTCACGGCGAGCAACGATAGCGCGCCGGAGCAGGAGATCGAAATCGCATGACGACGAAGATCACGACCAAGAGCGCGAGCGAGATCCGCGATGACATCCTCCGTGTCATCCGCAACGGTCTCATCGCGCGCGGAGTCGCGAATCCTAACGTCACCAAAAACTCGGACGAGTACGTTCGCGCGCAGAGCGTCGCGAACGAGCTCGAGGTGCTGCATGCGAACGCGCTGATCGCCGCAGATCAGCTCATGGACGACACCGCGACCGGCGAGAACCTCGACAGGCTGGCGGCAATCGTAGGTCTGTCGCGGCGTGCGGCCTCTGGCTCGACCGGCTTCGTCGTCGTCGCGAAAGCAACGGCAGCGTCCACCGTCGTGAGCGGGACCCAACTGATCGACGCGAGCGGCCTGCGCTATCAGGTGACGGCCGGCGGGACGTACAACAACGGCGACTACATCCCGATCGCGTCGATCGACACAGGGCCGGAGACGAACCTTCCCGCAGGATCCATTCTGCAATGGGCCGGCGGCGCGCCTGGATTCCTTGCGCCGACGATCGAAGTCGCAGCCGGCGGCCTCGTGAATGGATCCGCGGCGGACACCGACGAGGAGCTACGAGCACGCCTCATCGCGCGCAAGCAAACGCCACCAGCGAGCGGCAACTGGCAGGACATGGTCGAGTGGGCCGAGACGTCGCACCCTGCCGTGCAGAAGGCGTTCGCGTACCCGGCCATCCAAGGCCCAGCGACGGTGCACATCGCCGTGACAGCGAGCCCAGCGTTGCACAACAAGTCGCGCATGGTCGACTCGACGATCCTTGCGAGCTACGTCGCAACGTACGTGAAAGGGAAGACGCCTGAACACGTCGACGTGACGGTCACGACAGTTGCAGAGCAGAATGCGGACGTGGCCATCGCGCTCAGCCTGCCGGCGGCGCCGACGTCGAGCCCGCCGGGGCCTGGCGGCGGATGGATCGACGCATCGCCGTGGCCGTCGTACGCGGCGACCGGCTACTGCGACGTCGGCACGGTGACGAGCTCGACGGTGTTCCAGGTTCGCGCGGACACCGCTCCGATCGCAGGCGCGACGCGCATCGCATGGGTGCGGCCGTACGTCGACGGAAGCGAGCTCGACTGGATGCTCTATACGGCGACGGTCCTTTCCTACACAGGACCGTCAGGCAACATGTACACGGTGACCATCGACAAGCCTTTCCCAGGCATCAGCACTGGGTGCTTCGTCTGGCCGCAATGCACGCGGCAGCAGGCGTACGTGGATGCCGTGTTGGATCACTTTGCGCTGATGGGGCCAGGAGAGAAGACGTCGAACGCGAGCGCGCTCATCCGCGGCTTCCGCCATCCTGTCCCATCGACGGCGTACCCGTACTCGCTCGACGCGAAGCTGCTGCGCAGTCTATCGGACGCAGGCGAGGAGGTGCTCGATGCAAGCTACAACTATCGCAGCATCACGACGCCGAGCGTTCCTGCGAGCTTGACGAGCGCGCCGAACATCCTCATCCCTCGCCACATCGGCTTCTACAAGGCGTGATCTGATGACCCTGCCCGATCGCGATGACCTCGCCACATTCGGAGGCGCCTTCTCCAACGCGCATGACGTCGTAGATCCGACGACGGACATGGATGCTTCGTACCACAACAAGCTGGCGAGCGACGTCGCCATGATGACCAGAACGGCGATCCGTGCGCTGGCGCGCTTCGTCACGAACGGAACGAACGCGCCGAACGACGCATCAGGCCTCGTCCACATGGCGCTATGGGGCGCGAGCGTCAGCGTGAAGCCAGTGGTCGCGCGCACCGGCGTCGGGGTGTACACCGTCACGTGGCCTACGACGGTCGCAGACGAGCTCTCCGTGACGCACACGGTATCGCTCGCTGCCGGCTGGATCGGCATCGAGGGCGCAACGCCGTACCTGTGGACGGTGACGATGACGGCGGCGAACGTCGCCTCCGTAAGGATCTTCAACGCAACGACCGGCGCTGCGGCGGACACCACAGGCGTCGGAATCAACGTCTTCGCGGTCTGAGCATTGCGCACGTTCGGCGGTCTGGCTCCGTTCCCCAGGCGCTTCGGTGGAGGCAAGCCGCGCCTTCAGTTCATCCTCGAGTCGCTCAATGCGCAGCGCGGCACCGGCTACGACGTTCATCCGTCGAGCAACATCTACGCGGAGAACATGGCGCTCGCGCGCGCGATCGATGGCGGATGGGCCGTCAACGGGCGACTCGCGAACGTGCTCGACGGCTACCGCACGGCGCTCATCGAGCGCTGGGAGAAGATCCTCGGCATCCCGATCGTGGCGAGCGATCCGGACTACGTTCGGCGCGCACGCATCGCGGAGAGGCAGGCGCGGTTCGGCCGCCAGGCGATCGCGTCAACGATCATCTCCGCTCTCCAGACCGCGATGGGCGGCGCGTACGTGGCGGTCGAGTTCATCTCCATCGACAACGCGGTCGTGCACGTGCCGGATGCGACATACCCATGGGGCGACGTCGCCGACGGCTCCCCGTGGTACTCGACGACGGCGCATGTCCTGATCCGAACGCAGAAGCCAGCTGGATGGAGCGAGGCCGACTTCCTCTCGGCCGTTGGCAATGTGCACGAGATCCTCGATCCACTCGTGCCTGCATGGGTGACATACGACTGGTATCGGCAGGACGGCACGCCCATCAACGTGAGCGGCGGACCTAGCGCAGCTGGGTTCTATCTCGCCGACGCAAACAACCTCTCCACGAGCCCGCAGAACCTCGACTACGAGGTCTTCGACAGGTACTCGCCGGCGGACGAGGGCAACCTCACGTGGTGGATCGATCCGCGTGACTATGCGGCAGGAACGTCGCCGGCCACGATCGCCGACAAGACAGGTCTCGGAGGTCGCGACGCTACGCAGAGCGTGCCGCAGAACCGGCCTACGATCGTCTCAGGCGCCATCAACGGGCAGCGCGCAGCCTACTGGTCGAGCGCGACGCAGACGATGGCGACACCGAGCTTCGCATGGGGCACTGCCACCGCGTGGACGGTGTTCGTCGTGTGGAAGGCAACGTCGGTCAATAGCTCGCCGACCATCCTCCGCAACGCGCAGTGCCCGGTCAAAAGCAGCCTGAGTCAATTCGCGTGGGGCCTGCGCGAGACGCAGTCGGACGCTGGCATCGCCAGCGACCTGGACGCTGTCACGCAGCAGATGCTCCACATCCCAAGCGCCGCGCATTGGGGCTACGGCCGGCTCGCCAGCAACAATCTCTACGTGTCGATTGACGGCAGCCCAGAAACGTCGGTCGCGGCAGGCACTACGTCTTTTCCAACTGACATCGTCTACCTGTCAGCAAACGGCTATCTCGGCTACACCGGGACGATCCTCGTCTACAACACGAGCCTATCGGCAGCGGCCATCTCGCGCGTGGGCGCGTATCTCAAGAGCGAATGGAAGCTCTGATCCACAAATTCGTCTGTCCCGCGTGCGGGTTCAGCGACGATGCGGACGGACCGATCGATACTGGCGTGTTCACGTGCCCGAAGTGCAACGCGCGCGTGGTCTACGGTCGCGCGATGGAACATGTCGTCATCGAGCCTGGAACAGACCAGCAGCGGCCGCTCGTCGTCATCCGCTTTCAGGACCCACGCACGCGCGAGGACGTCTTCCGCTTCGAGTGTGATCCGCAATTCTCGATTCTGCTCGTTCGCGAGCTTCTCTCCATCGTGAGGGTTCAGTGACGATCAACCGCGTGAACGCCGCAGGCTGGGGCGTCGGCGACAAGCTGACCAGCGCGCAACAGAACGCCATCGACCTCAACACGACCTATGCGCTCGACAAGCGCGCCGGGCAGAGCGACACGCTCGACTCCATCGTCTCGCTCGGGACATCCGGGCGCATCCTGCCGTCCGTCACGATCGGACCGGATGGCAACACGACGATCAACCCTGGCAACGGGAACACGGTCGTTCGCGTTACGTCCGCTGTCACCGCGTCGAGGACGTACACGCTCGGCACTACTGGCGTGCAGACGAGGGACGTCATCACGATCTACTGCGAGCCGAGCTTCTCGTCCGCATACGAGATCGTCGTCAAGGATCAAAGCAGCAACACGATCTTCACGATCGGCAACGGAGACACCGCCGATGGGCAATGGTGCTCGTTCATCTACCTCGGCGGATGGCGTGTCTTCCAGCAGTCGCAAGGGACGAGAGCGAGGACCGTCACATTCACTGGACCGACGTCAATTGTGTGGACGTGCCCGCGCGGTGTTACGACGGTGCTCATGTTCGGTTGCGGAGGCGGTGGCGGCGGCGCAAGCGGATTCGCGTCAGGGAACAACACCACAGACCGTTGGCCAACTGGAGGCGGTGGCGGCGGCGGCGCGTGGGGCAAGCTCGTCGGCGCTACGGTGGTACCTGGCGAGCAATACACATTCAGTTGTGGAGATGGAGGTGACGGAGGCGTTGGAGGCGTAGGCATCGCAAACCCAGGCTACACAGGGCTGGCGTCCGAGGTGTACCGCAACAGTACGTCGGCACAGATCGCGCGCTTCGAGCCAGGCGATGGAGGGCGCTATGGCGGAGAGACGGTGATGAGCACGCAACGGCTATGGGCGCGTGGCGGGGGCCCCATCATCAACCAGTTCGGCTATGGCGACTCACCGATCATGTTCCCGCTGCAGGCGAGTTCTGGTTCCGCATCGTACGATGGGGCGCCGCCGATGTTCCGCGTCCCAGGACATGGCGGCATGTCGCCATCTGGGACAATCATACCGGCTGGAGGCCGAGCATTTTCAGGCGAGGGTCAGTCCCCACTCTTCCCGATACCGTCCATCGGGCTCATAGATGGGCAGGGAGGCGTCGGCGGAATAACCGGGAACGACTCCGGCTCGTATCGAGGTGCCGGCGGCGGCGGTGGCGGTGGAGGTGGCCCATTCGGCAACGGCGGCAACGGAGGCAACGGAGGCAGCGGAAACAGCTCCGGCGCGGGAACAGCGGGCGCGAACGGGACCAATGCCTCTGCGGACGGCGGCGGCGGCGGCGGTGGCGGCGGCGGCGGCGCATGCGGGTCCACAGCGCGCGGTGCAAGCGGCTCCGGCGGTAACGGCGCGCGAGGCAAGATCATCCTCATGTACTGGAAGTGAGCGAGGGGCCACATGGCATCACCGACGTGTCAGGTGAAGGAAGGCGCGGGCGCTTACCAGTCGACGACGAACGGCGTCGATGTGAGCCCGGGCTCCGCGATCACGATCAAGCTCGCCGACGTCTCCGGCGTGGTCACATGGACGATCACGTGCCTCACGACCGACGAGCTATCGAGCGCGTCGGCGATCAACTCGTCGATGACGATCGACTCGGTGAACAAGACCGCGTCGTTCACCTATCCATCGGCCGCGGGCCGATGCCTTCGGTTCCGATCGTCCGTGCTCGACGGCGCCGGCGTCACGTCGTCCACGACATTCTGCATCTACTCGCTGACCTCACAAGGCAATCGATGCGGAGCTCTCGATGAGACGACGGAGGGCGGCCAGAACGGATGGATGCCGCGCATCAACGCGCTCATACGGTCTGGTGGCAGCGGAGGCGGAAGCACGCCGACAGGGACCGGCTTCCGTCACGTCACGTCTGGCGTCGAGGACGCTGCGGCAAAGCTCGTCGACACGGCCGACGTGAACGACAACCAGATCACGAACGCCAAGCTGCGCGACTCGGGCGCATGCAGCGTCATCGGCCGCGCATCGAATTCGAGCGGCGACCCTGCCGACATCTCCGCGACGACCAACAACACCGTCCTCAAGCGCTCTGGCGACGCACTCTCTTTCGCCACGATCGTGAACGCCGACGTCGATGCTGCGGCAGCGATCGCGGGCACGAAGATCAGCCCAGACTTCGGCTCGCAGTCGATCATCACGACCGGCAACCTGCTCTTAGGAGCAACGCCGCGCGCGAGCGCTGGACTCATCAGGCTTCCAAAGGGATTCATCCTCGCGGCAAGGAACAATGCCGACTCGAACAACAACTACGCCCTCGAGGACGACGGCGCCACGGACACGCTCTACGTCGGCGGGAATGCATCGCGCTATGCATACACGTTCGTCCAGGGATCGAATCAGTGGATAGGGACATACGGTCCTCGTGTGTCTGAGGCGACCGGCAACACGACGTGGCAGCCGTGGACCGACATCAACATCCAGGCGGGCAGCGGTGGTGATCCGAGCACGAACCCGTCGACCGGGTTTAGGCTCTTCGGCAAGGCATCGACGCATCAGGCCAGCGTGCGCGGCAAAGGCGGCGCGCAGACGATGCTCGCGTCGAGCGGCACGGGCACCGTCAACAGCCAGTCGACGTGGCTGAAGCGCGAGCGCGGCTTCCTCCGCACGACTGACGCTACGGCCAACCAGGTGATCTGTAGCCTCTCGATTCCAAGCGGATTCGGCGGTGTAGCTACCATCACGATGGTGTCGCGCAATGCGAGTACCGGAGCAGTCGCGAGCACGCGCATCGTCCACACCGTGAAGAACGTGGGCGGTACGTCGAGCTCCGTCGGAAACACGACGTACCATTCGCACACCACCGATCTCGCGGTGTCCTACTCGGTCAACATCAACGACACGAACGACACGATCGAAGCGCGCGTAACTGGCATCGCAGGCACTACGATCGACCACACCGCGGAGATCGAATTCATCGAAAACTGAGGGCAACCAATGCAATTCTTCTTCGATCAGATCCGGATCATCGCGCAGAGGAGCGTGCTCGTGAGCATCACGCTACTCGACGATGCCATGACTCGGCTGGGGCAGCTGCACTACGAATTCTCGCCAGAGGATGCGGAGCAATTCATCTCCGGCGCGCTGACGACAGCTGGGGAGATCGTCACGCGCGAGTTGGAGCGCAGAGCAGCCATCGACGCCGATCCGTCGGCCATGCAGATGCGCATCGCGGAGGCCGCGCGATTGCGCCAGGAGGCGGCGGATGCCGAGAGCCGCAGGGACATGGCGGCGGCGGAGGAAGCGTCGCTTCGGCAGTCGATCTCCGCACTCACCGCGCGGCGTGCAGAACTGGAGGCGCAGATCGCAGCGCAAGAAATGGCGAACGCGAGCAACGGTGAGAGCTGACGATGCACGCGCTCAGGATCATCGACGGAGAAGAGATAACGATGGCTGGCGATCACAAGCGGTCCGACCTGGATCGCATGCTCGAGGCGTTCCTGGAAGCCGAGGCCGAACAGCGACGCGATGGCATCACGCTTCGTTTGCTCGCTGGCCACGTGGACGAGGTCCGGCAGGAGGCAGTCGAGAACAAGCGATGGCGTACGGAGCACGAGGACCGCGACGATGAGCGCCATCGCGAAATGAGTCGGCGACTCGATCGCATCGAGGAGCGCGTCGAGCAGAGGCTCGCGACCGTCACCACCGACCTAGACGAGCTCGCAGAGAAGACGGGCAAGTTCCAGGTGGTCGCGCTCGAGGCGCAGCTCGAAGAGGCGCGCACGAAGGCGCGCGACCTGGAAGCGCGGCTCGAAACGGCGAAGCAGCGCAACAGCGACCACGTGCGCGAGAGCGTCGCGAAGGTAGCCGATCGCGCCATCGAGAACGTCACGTTCTGGCAGCGCTACGGCGTGGCCGTGATCGTCGGCATCGTGATGCTCGTTGCCGGAGCGTGCACGTCCGGCGGCATCGGCATCGTCCTCAAGCTCGTCAAGTGACAGAGCAGAAGGTGTCAGCCATGAAAGAGCTACTCAAGAAGGTGCATGCACCGACGCTCATCGTGCTCGTGTTCAGTCTCTGCGTGCTCGTCGGAATCTGGAAGTTCTTTCCGGACAACCGAGACGCGATGGCCATCGCAGCAATCATCGTCGCCGGCGTCATGGCGCAGTTCAGAAAGCTCTTCGGCGCGTCCGCCATCCTGCTTGCGGCATTCCCTCTGGCGATGACGTCGTGCGCGCACGCGAAACCGCTCGCCAAGCCTGTCCTCGACATCGCATGCGTGCTCGCGCATGCAGAGCTCGAATCGCAGGAGGTCAAGACGATCTGCAGGGTCGCAGACGAGCTCATGCCGCAGATGCTGGACCTGATCGCAGCGCAGCGGCGCGCCAGCATACTCCGCGCGGCGGCGTCGAGTAGCGTCTCCGTGCAAGCGTGCTCGGGAGACGCTGGATATGAGGACGCAAGGGGCGACCGATGACGTTCACGCGCGGGCTCGGCCACATACCAGACGATCCAGACCCACGCGACTGGGTCGGCATCGGGCGCCTCGTGGGCGTCGGCATCGGTACCGCCGACGCGCGGTATGCCGATGCGCTCGACTACCGCGCGTTCTGCGCAGACGTCACCGACCAGGGCAGCACGAACAAGTGCGTCGGGTCGGCCATCGTGGGAGCGATCGACACGCAAGCGAGGCTCGTCGGCCGAGTCCAGCCGTACGGCTCGGACGATGCGGTGTACGCGATCGCCCGCGCGCTGGATGCGGCGTCGCCGGACGCGCCGCTGCTGGACCTCGGATCGAAGCCGCGCATGGCCATCCGCGGCGTGCAGCGCTATGGGCTCGTCGCGCGCGAGCGTTGGCAACCGGCGGACGCTTCAGAGCGACCGCCGTTCGACGTCTTCCATGCCGGCTCGACGGCGACGATCGCGAGCTACACGCGCATCGAAAGCGACGTCGTCATGCAACTCGCGATGGCGCTCGCGCGAGGTTTCATCCCGATCTTCGCCATGAGCGTTGACCAGTCCTACCTCGACTGGGAGGGCCGCGGCGTCTACCAGGGCCTTCGCGGCCCAGCTATCGGCCGGCACATGCAGGCCATCGTTGGCTACGACCTCGCCTCTCCGGAGCCGTATTTCATCGTGCGCAATTCCTGGGGCGCTGGATGGGCAGAGGACGGTTATGCGCGCGTCGCTGCGCGCGTCGTCGCAAGCTCGGACGCCTCCGACCGCTACGTCATGCAGAGCACACCATGGCCCGCCTGACAGCACTCATCGTGATCTGCGCGATGTCGTGCACGCCAAGTGCGCCGCCAGAAGGGCCGATCGTGTACGTAGAGCGCGACTCATCGGTTGAGGACCGGTTGCCGTGCGGACAGGCATGCGCGAGGCTTCGATCGCTCGGTTGCCAGGACGGCTTCATGCGAGACGGAGGGCGCACGTGCGCGGAGACGTGTCGCGATGGCATCGCCGATGGCCTGTTCGCGTCCAGCTGGCCTGACTGTGTCCTGCGCGCGACCGGGCGCGACGAGCTACGCTATTGCGCACCAGCGGTGCGTTGCCGACCATGATCTACCATTCGATGCAAGCGAGGACGTAAACCATGAGTCTCTCGAATTCGGCCGAGAACAACCTACTGCTCCTCCTTTTCAACAACACGAACTGGGCCAACGTTGGCGATGCGACAGGTCTTCGTGGATCCACGACGGCCGGGAATTTCTACGTCTCGCTTCACACGGCGGACCCAGGTGAGACAGGAAACCAGACGACGAGTGAGACGTCGTACACGAACTACGCGCGCGTCGCCGTGGCGCGTTCGAGCTCCGGATGGACCGTGTCCGGGAACACCGTGTCGAACGCTGCTGCGATCACGTTTCCGCAGTGCGGCGCGACGGGCGCGACGATCACGCATTTCGCGATCGGTCGCGAGTCGTCTGGTACAGGCGAGATCATCGTCTCCGGCGCGCTCACGTCGAGCCTCGCAGTGAGCAACGGCATCACGCCGAGCTTCGCGGCAGGACAGCTCACCGCAACGGCTGACTGATGCTGTTCGCGCCTGCGTCGATGTACAGCTGGAGCTTCTGCTCCGTGGGCACGACGAGGCCCGCTGCGGCGATGGGCGCCACGGTCACGCCAGGCTTCAACGCGAAGGGCGCCTACGCACAGGTCCTATCCGGAGCGAATGTCGCGCGCGACGTGTTCGGCTTGCAGATCAACTTCAACAGCAACGCAGTATCGTCAGCTGCGCGCGACGCGATCGTCGACGTCGGCGTCGATCCGTCAGGCGGCACGAGCTACTCTGTCCTCATTCCGAACCTACTCGCCTCGTGCGCGTCACCGCTCATCACCGGCTTCGGACTCAACTACTTTTTCCCCATCTGGATCAAGGCCGGTAGTTCCGTCGCCGTCGCCGCATCCGTCAACAATTCGACCGTCGGCACGCTTCGATGTTGGATGCGGATCTTCGGGTCGCCGCGCGATCGCACAATCACCAAGGTCGGGACGAAGTGCATTGCGTACGGGATCACCGAATCGACTTCATCCGGTGTGGCGGTCACGCCTGGGACGACGAGCGAAGGCACGTGGACGCAGCTCGGGACCATCGGGTCGAACGATAACCCGTGGTTCTGGCAGTTCGGCGTAGGCGTCAACAACGCAACCATCACTGCGCTCAACTACTCGGCAGACCTCGGCATCGGCAATGCGACGAACAAGTTCGTCGTCGACGAGCAGCGACTCTTCCAGGGCACAACGAACGAGCAATGGTACGACAACGGCGTGTCGTTCGCCGGCGCGTACAAAGCGAAGGCCGGAGATATCATCTACGGGCGCATGCAGTGCTCTGGCACGCCTGTCACAGGGATATCGATGGCAGCCTACGGAGTGATCTGACATGGCGATGAACGAGGCTCTGTACACCGGGTCGTCCGTCACTGTCGGCGCGACCGAGGTGTCGCTCACGTCGGGCACCACGACGATCCAAGCGAAGACGGACAAGGCGGTCGTGTCCGTCGCGATCGACGTCGCGAACATGGCCGCGGGAGACGAATTCGAGATCGCCTTCTACGAGAAGGCCATCGCCGGCGGCACAGCGCGCCGCGTCGTGCTCGCGAACCTCGTCGGTGCGCAGGCCGAAGGCCTCTGGTACCTCGCTGCATGGCAGGTCGGCGTTGGCTGGGACTTCTCGATCAAAAAGATCGCCGGCACAGATCGCGCGTTCTCGTGGTCGGTGCGCGCGGTGACATGACGTGAGCGGCATCGTCTCCGCGCTACTGCTCTCGGCAGGCAGCAGCGCAGCTGCCGGCGCCATATCGGGTACGGCGTCGCTGTCGCTAACAGCGAGCGGCACGGCTACCGGCGCGGGAAAGCTGTCAGGGTCGTCGACAGCGACGATCTCGGGCTCCGGATCGCTCGCAGGGACAGGCGCGCTCGCCGGGTCGACATCCGCGACCATCACCGCGACCGCGACGGGTCAACTAACGTCCCAGATCGCTGGGTCTACGACGCTCGCGATCACGGCGAGCGGTGCGGCGACAGGCAGCGGCGCGCTCGCTGGCACGACGACCGCGTCGATCTCGGGCGCAGCATCGCTCGCTGGAGCCGGTGCGCTGGCAGGGTCCGGTGCGATCTCGGTCAGCGGTAGCGGTACGATCGCAGGCATCGCCGGCATCGCTGGAACAGCGACGGCGACCATAACCGCATCGGCGACGGCGCAAGCTATCGCTGCTGCAAGCGGCACGTCGACGATCTCCATCTCGCAGACCGGCTTGCTTGCCGGAGTAGGCGCTCTCGCTGCGGCCGCGTCGTTCCTGATCGCTGTTACTGGCACGGCGACAGGCGCAGGGGCCCTGCATGGAGCTACCGCGCTCGCGTTCTCGCAGTCCGGCACGCTGATCGGTACGGCCGCGATCGCCGCGACGACGACGATCGCCATCGTCGGCAGCGGCACGCTAGCAGGCGATGGGGCGCTCTCTGGCTCGTCGCAGATCGTCTTCGATCAGACCGGATCCATACAAGGTAGTGGGAACCAGGGCGAGATCTCCGGGACGACCGCGTTCTCGCTCACGACGCTCGGCACGCTTGCCGGCGTTGGCGCGCTGGCTGGATCGACGCCGCTGTCGATCTCCGGTGGCGGAACCATCATCGGCGCAGGCGACCTCGCAGGCACAGGCGCGTTCTCCGTCGTCACAGCAGGCTCCATCACCGGCTACGCCTATCTCGCCGGGAACAGCGCCTTCTCCGTCATTCCAGCCGGCGCCATCGCAGGCTACGGCGCTCTCGCGGGGATAGGCGCGCTATCGATCGTTCCAGCCGGAGCCATCGCCGGCGCCGGCAAACTCGTCGGCGCAGCCGCCCTTGTGCTCGTCGCCGATGGGAATCTTGTTCCGGCTGGGTCCACGTTCCTCCCGCCAAAGGCCGGCACGTACGGGACGACGCGCTTGCTTGCGTCGCTGGATGGGCGCGCGATCGCTACGACGAAAGCAGCGACAGCTAGTTCGGCGGTCGAGGACGGAGCCGGCATCATCACGAGTCGAGACGGAAAGGCGGTCTGATGGCTAGCCAGACGCTGAAACAGGACGACCTCTACCCGAGCTTCGCGGTCACGCTGAAAAACTTCGGCACGCTAGCCGGCGCAACGCTTGTATTCTACATGAAGCACGCTGTCACTGGCGCGCTCAAGATCAACGGCCGTCCGGTCATCGTCACGGACGCGAACGCAGGCAGCGTCGAGTATCGGTGGCAGACAGGCGACACCGACACGCCGGGAACCTATCTCGCGGAGATATTGTGCACGTACTCTGACGGCAAGCCGCAGAGGTTCCCGCAGCGCGGCTACTTCTACGTGGTCGTGGAGCCGAAGCTCGAATGATCAAGCTCTGCGACGTCTCGGCCATCCAGGGCGCGCCGCCATGGGACGCGGTGCGCACGATGGGCATTCGTGGCGCGATGTTGCGGTGCGCGATCGGCAACGAGACCTATCGTGACGCGCGGTTCGCCGACAACGTCGCGCGCGCGCGCGATGCCGGGCTAGTCGTCGGCCCATATTTCTTCCTCTACCCGCTTCCGCATCTCGACCCTGTGCAGCAGGCCGACTACCACGCGACGCTTGCGGAGTACGCGCCCGGGCGCATGCTCGGCGCCGAGGTCGGTGACCTACCGCCGGCGGCGGATCTCGAATGGCCTCCGCGCGAGCAGCGCGAGAAGGACGGATCGATTTCGTTCCCATGGCGGAAGTGGGGCTGCTCGGCAGACCAGATCCGCGACTGGGGCCTGCGATACCTCGAGCGACAGCAGCAGCTCTTCGGCTGCGCGCCGCTGGTCTACTCGTACCGGTACTTCCTCACGTGCATCGAGTCGTGGAGGTCGAGCGAGCTCGCGAAGTACCCGCTATGGCTCGCGGACTACTTCGCTGCTGGCAGGTGGCCGACGGACGAGGAGCTTGCGCGACTCAAGGTCCCCTCGCCATGGACGCAGATCACCATGGTCCAACACGATGGCAACGGCGGCATCAAGCTACCGAACGGCGTAGACGCCGACTTCAACGCGATGCATGGAAGCGAAGAGGATCTTCTAGCGCTCGTCGGATTGCCGCGCGCTACGGCCGCCGCGCCTGAGGTCGACGTCGCGGCAGCGCACGCAGGCGCGATGCGCATCGTCCTGGACGAGCAGATCAACGAGTACCGCCGAGCGCGCTTGGAGAAAGCGATCGACGAAGCCTAAGTCGTAGACTACCATCAGTCGCGCCATGCGCGCCTTGGGTTGCCCCGTGAGCATCGGCTCACGGGGCTTTCTGCATTTCCGGAGGCCACATGTACCCGTTCACGCCGCTCCTTGTCGTCCTCATCTGGATGGTCTCCATCCTGCCGGCGCGAAGTGCCAAGCGAGCTAGCAGCTACATCGAGATCGCGCAGGCCATCGTCGATGCCTGCGAACTCGACGTCGTCTGCATGGCCGAGCTCACAGCCGTTGCAGGCTACGAGAGCGACTTCTCGACGTGGGCTCGCGGCAAGGCGGGCGAGGTCGGACCGTGGCAGATCAAGAGCGGCTTTTTGCCGCATGGCAACGCGACGTCCGTCGCCGACCAGGCCATCATCGCGCGCGAGCGCATCGCGGAGTCAAAGCGCAGATGCGCTGCGAACGCGCCGCTCGAACGGCTCGCCGACTACACATCGGGGGATTGCAGGCGCGGGCTTCGCGAGTCGCGACAGCGGCTTCGGCTAGCGGCCGATCTGCTCACGACCGGAACAGGCCGGATCGAACGCTAATGCGGAAGGTGCCGGCGGTTACCGGCGACGACGCGCGCGAGGGGATCGTTTACGGCGGATGCTCGCGATTAGGCGACCATACATCCGGTAATCATCGATCGATAGCACAGCGCGCGAGATGCCATTCCATAGCCTAAGCTCATCGCGCAAGATCGCACCGAGTTCCATTCGGCGCCGATGATTGATCACGAGGTAGTTGAGTTCGCGAGCAAGCGCGGCGAACAGGATCGCGAGCGCGCTTGCATACTCGACTACGTCTGCCGGATCCGTTCGCTGACGCTTCCTCGCCGCGGCAGCCGTTGCGCGGCTCCTACTCATGTCGTCCTCCGGAACGGAATGACGTTCGCGCCGTCCTCGGCGTCGATGCGGTCGAGTTCCGCGCGGCATCGAGCGAAGAAGGTGCCGGCGGACGGCATGAGGAGCTTGGCCATGCTCACCTCATGGCCGCCGAGCTCCAGGTACATGCCGACCGTGGACGCGACGTTGAGCACGAGCTGATTCTGCGCTTCGGCGGCACGCTGCGCTGCGTGCCACGATGCGATGACGGCCGCGCGTAGCGATCCTGGATTGACGGCGCGACGCGCCTTTCGCGGGACGGGGTGAAGCTTCGTGACGTTCATGCGTACCTCCCATGACTGAGCCTGCATCCGAGCAGGCGCTCGATACACATCATGCGAGCTTCTCGGCAGCGGCGCGGCGGTCGTCGATGCGCCTACGCGCGTCGCGCGCGAGCTGCCGGAGCTGCGCGATGCTACTGCGGCACAGCGCGATGGCCTTGAAGCGCAGACGTTGCTCCCATGCGCTCATCGCTGGGCAGTCGCGCCTACCGAAGCGAACCTCGTCGAGCTTACGCCGCGCGCGCGCGTATTGATCGCTGACGTGCAGCATGGACAGGTACACGACATCCCCATCGTACATGCACGCATCGCAGATGTCGCGATCCTCGACGTGCTCGTCATCAGACAGCGGCATCTCGCACGTAGAGCAGCGCGGCGTCGTGGCAGGCGCAACGGCGGAAACGGTCGTAGACAGAAGCTCGGTCGTGCTCATGTTGGTCCTCCTCATTTCTCGGATGCGTAGACGATGGCCTCCAGGCCGCGCTCGACGTCGCGCGGCAGCCGGTACCGCGCCTCGACGTGCACGCCATGCTGGATTGCCAGCGCACGGATGCGGATCCGGCTCTCGACCGACGCCGGCGACTCACCGTGCTCCCAACGGAGCAGCGTTTTGTGCGCGACGCCGAGCGCGGAGGCGAGCTGCGGGATGCCTCCGACAGCGCGCGACAGCGCGAGCAGCGTCCCCGTGAGGACCGTCGGCCGTCCGCGCTTAGGCTGACGTTCGTTTCGCGATCGCATGATCAATGCCTTCCTCTCTCGCATCTGAGGATGCGCATACTATATGACGTTGGGGCAAAAACGTCAACGCTCGCACGCTCGCGAGCGCGAAGAAGAGCGCGGCGCCGCCAGCGAACGGCTCCGCGTACGTCCGCATCCGAGGCGGAACGCGCGACATCAGCTCCGGCAACAGGCGCG